TCCTCTCTAAGCTTTAATGGTGAAGCGTCTGTCTGAAGAACAGAATAAGTCGATTCAAGCGCGACAGAGAGGACCATATTCGGAAAAGATCCGAGTACGCATCAGGGTTTCGGTCGCCTGATGTAAAAGAAAAGACCGAGCATTTTCAACGGGTCGTTCGTTCAATGGATAGGACTTCAGATTTCTATTCTGATTATGGGGGTTCGATTCCCTCACGACCTACTTTTCGCGGGATTAGTTTAATGGTAAAATAATACCTATAAATAAAAGTATGAAAAATTACTTATATCAGATCAAAAATCTAATAAATGGAAAAATTTATATAGGTGTTCATAGAACATCGCAGTTAGATGACTGCTATATGGGTTCTGGTAAGCTCATTAAACTAGCCATAGAAAAATATGGTATTGAAAATTTTAAAAAGGAAATACTTGAATCATTCAATACCTATAATGAAGCTTTAGAACGAGAGAAAGAAATAGTAAACGAATCATTCTTACTAAGAGATGATGTGTATAATTTAAAACTCGGAGGAGATGGCGGGTTTGATTATATTAATAATTCAGGAATTCCTAAATTTAAAGGCAAAACGCACACAGAAGAAGCAAAATCTAAAATGGGCAGAATTCCTTCCGATGAAGAGATCAGAAAAGCATCTGAGAGAATGAAAGGAAATAGAAACAATCCTAAGTTTTGGTTAACAGGAAAAGATAATCCTGCGTCAAAACCCAAAACAGAAGAACATAAGGAAAAACTAAGACAACGAAATTTAGGAATTAAACAAAAAATAGTTACATGTCCTCACTGTGGTAAAGAAGGAGGTGAGAGGGCAATTAAAAGATGGCACAAAAATTGCGAAATTGATAAATTAAAGCGGGTGTAGCTCAATCGGTAGAGCGACAGTCTTCCAAACTGTATGTTGCAAGTTCGAGTCTTGTCACCCGCACTTTTACCATGCCATATACGGCAGGACATGTATATGCACGGGCGTAGTGAGCTTCCTCTAGCCAAAGAAGTAAAATATACGTCGTATTCCGACACACGATAGTAAAACTAGGTGGCTCTAGATAATATCTATCCTCTGTGAATATCGGTAGTGTGGTGAAGTTTTCAATGAACAGCTGTCTCTCATTTCGGCAGGAGAGTCTCCACAGTATCAAGGTTATGATACAGCGCTAGTGAAATTCTAGAACAACCGAGCCATTTATCTAGACGTATTTCAGCTTGGTAGAATACCTGATTTGGATTCAGGAGGTCGTCAGTTCAACTCTGACCGTTTAGACCATTTAAACATGTAGTTCAGTGGTAGATCACATCTTCTCTATGATGGTAAGCTACACCGCAAAAGAGAGAGGCTCTGAGGACGCGGGTTCGATCCCCGCCATGTTTAAGATTTTCAATTGACATTTTCGAGTCTTAATGTATATATAATGTATGAAAGAAACACACAAAGTTAAATATTCTGATCCTCTTGAAATTGGATTCCCTGATAACTGGGAAATTTTCAAAATGGATACAACAGTTCTGTGCGATAGACAATACGACCACACGCCTAATAATATCCTTAATAAAGTTGTAAACAATTCCATTAAATGGAAAAATAATTTATTCGGTCATATTGGGTTAACTTTTAAGAATAATAAAGCTTCAGCAATCGAAGCATCTGTTAAAAGGTTTGAAAGTGATCAAGAGCGTTCAATTTGGTTAAAGAAAAACAGACCGTTGATTTATTGCATTTTTGATCAGCGTACCCCGTTATGTGACATGGAAACATTTGAACCTGTCGAACCTGTGACAATTCAACATACTTATTTTGTTAGATATTTTTCACATGCTGGTAAGCTTTCATGGCTTAAATACAAACTACAATTTTTAATAGGCAAATACAATTTCAAGTGTATCAGACCATTTTTGTATAGATACTTGGTAATGGATTGATGGATTATTTTATGGGTGTGTGGCTGAGTCTGGTCGAAGGCGCTCGACTTGAAATCGAGAGAGGTCTTAAAGCCTCCGTGGGTTCAAATCCTACCGCACCCGCTTTTTAAAAATGTAATGCGTGAGTGAGTCGAGCGGCAAAGACACCTGATTTACATTCAGGCAATTATCGTGGGTTCGAGTCCCACCTTGCGTATCTGTTTTAATTGAGCGGTGTAGTGTAATGGTTCAGCACTAGTGGTTTTGATCCACTCAGAGTATAGGGTTCAATTCCCACCACCGCCGTTTTTAATGTTTTTAGGGAGTATAATTCAATTGGTAGAATACCTCACTTTTAATGAGTAAGTTTCGGGTTCAAGTCCCGATGCTCCCACTTTTATAAATGGTTGTTGAGTCGCTCTCAACTGATCTGGAATAAGCAGGAGAAAGTCCAGAAAGAACGATGATAAACCCTGCACAAATTTAATGCTGCTGAACGCTGTATGGCTAAGCGACTCGCCCGAAAGGCAGGTATCGTTGGTTCGAATCCAACCAGCACACCTTTTTTAGTTGACTTCCTCGAAAGAGATGTTAAAATAATGACATATAAGATTTAAATCTCAAGTAGCTCAATGGTAGAGCGGTGCGCTGTTAACGCATAGGTTGTAGGTTCGAGTCCTACCTTGAGAGCCTTTATGATAATAAATTTATCCAGAGATGATTTAAAACTCACATTTAAGTACACAAAAACAGCCAGTATAGGAGGCATCAGTCACATACATAAAAATAAGTCAGATAGACTCAAAAAATTAAATGTTGATAACTTCATAGGTCAAATAGGAACCTTAGCTGGATGTATAGCCCTTCTAGGAGAAGAAGAAGGTAGATTAGAATATATAAAAGCCAGAACACTAGCTGATAAAAATCCCTTATCCGGGGATAAGGGACAAGATATAGTTGGTCTTAATATCGATATAAAATGCTCGCTTATGAGAAAATCAAAAAATCCACTATCGTATAATTTTTTAATACGAAAAAGGGAAATTCATAAAGATTGGGTTTATTTGCAAACACTGGCAGAAAAATATAAAAAAGATGATCTTAGCGAAGGAGTTAGAGTCCATATTATGGGATGGGCAAAAACTGAGGACATACCAAAGAAACCCGAATCCTTTGGTCCGTTGGAGGGGGCTTATAAAATACCAGTATCATCTTTACGAAAACTACCAATAGAAAACTTAAAGAGTGAAATTTAAAGGAACACTGATATAATTACTGTATGAGCGGTGGACATTTTGATTACAAACAATATGCAATTGACGCAATCGTTCGAGAAATCGAACGTCTCGTTAAATTCAATAATGCTAACAGCGTCAGTGAATGGGGTCAACGAAACGGCAGAGACTACAGCGATGAAACGATTACAAAGTTCAAAATCGCCGTTGACATTCTAAGCCAAGCTGCTATCATGGCTCAAAGAATTGATTGGTTGGTCTGCGGTGACGATGGAGAAGAAACTTTCCATCAACGCTGGGATGAAGATCTAACAAATTTGCTTGGAGAGGATCTGTAAGAGCATGCATAATGAGGGGCAGTACCTCAAGATTCTACAAAAACTCCAAGCTCCATTTAGAAAAGACACGCTGACTAGTCATCAGCTAGTGTGTTCGCGATAGACACTTGATGGTAAGGCACCGTTTAGTCCACATGAAAGAAGCCAGTATTGCTGGTAAAAATCGCAAGTCCAAATCAAGGTGACTCTTGGGAAGGATGCCTCGGCTGCGTGAAGCTTGTTATGTAACTGTTTGCTGGAGCGAAAGCTTTGAAGGTTGACTATCTTCTTCGGAAGTGTTACAATCACGAAATTTTATAAATATTCATAGGTCTGGGCAGCCAGATGATATTGAGCATCCGGCTTCGATTACCGTAACCTCAATACACGAAGAAACGAATTGATCAGCGTTCGCCTAGAATCATTTTTGCCGAATTAGCACAGTGGTAGTGCAATCGCCTTGTAAGCGATAGGTCGTCAGTTCGAATCTGACATTCGGCTCTTTATAGATGCATAGCTCAGATGGTAGAGCGCAGCTTTGATAAAGCTGGGGTCGTTGGTTCGAGTCCAACTGTGTCTACTTTTTATGCGGCGTTGGTATAGGGGTTGTGCCTTAGTCTCCAAAACTAAAGAGGATCGTTCAAGTCGATCACGCTGTGCTTTTTTAGGGGGTATAGCATAACGGT